GTGTTCTGCGCGCCAGCCACACCCAGCTGCTGGTTCTGGAGGCCTTCAAGGGCATTGGCACCGCCCAGCGCGCGGCCGAGCGCTGTCTCGGCGTAGTTCGCGTTCGCGTTCGAGGCCGCCAGCTGGTTCGCCGAGTCCTGGGCACCGGCCGAGATCGCGGTGTTGAACGCCTGATTGTAGGCGTTGCCGATCACGCCCTCGCGCTGGACGTTCTGATTGAACGCATTGTTAGCCTGCTCGATGCCGGTGCGCGCGTCGCCGAAGGCGCCGGAGCCGGTCGCCTGCGCGTTGGTGTTGGCGTTCGTCGCAGCGTTGGCGATATTCATCTGCTGCAACTGCGGCGCCAGCGCCTGCATCACGTACTGGTTCATGTACGGAGACATGTTCGACGCGATGCTGTTCGCGCTCACGCTTTGGGCGGGCGCGCCGGCATAGGAATTGATGAGGCTCTTGGCCGCGTCGCCGGTGCCGTTGTTGGCGATCGCATTCGTCATATCGAACGACGACTGCTGCTGCGGGGAGAAGCTCGCGACCTGTGGCCCGGAATAGGGCGTAAAGCCCGCATTTTGCAGGCCCTGGACAAAGCTGAGGTTCGACGTCGCCGCGTTGGCTACCGCAGGGTTCGCGGTCGAGGTCGCTGTCTTGGTGTCCGTGGTTTGGTTTCCGAAACACATCGGTCAGGTGCTCCGTGATTCGTCGGTGGTAGCTGATTTGGGACTCAACCGAGGGAAATATAGGAATTTATTCACAGATTTCTTGACGCGCAATTTCCCTTGGTTGATCCAGTCGAGGCCAGCCTCATGCGCGATCATCTCGGCTTCCGCTTCGAGCATCGGCCCGGCGTCGCCGTTCTCCTCCTGCGGCAACACGAAGTTCCACCGATCGGTAAGGTACTCGCCGTTGCCGTACCACCACGTCGCGCGAAGCATGCCGAGCGTGCCGATCAGACGGCCGTCGCGGATTGCCATAAGCGCAACGGAATCCTTGGTGATGCCGATGATCTCGTGGAGGCTCTTTTCCGCGTCGATCGGACAGCGGGCCGCCGGCTGCGCCACGACGAGCAAAAACTGATGCATGGCGATCACGTCGTCGTCGGTCTCCGCGTAGCGGATGATGGTCGGCTGCGGCTCGGCCACGGCGTCAGGTTGTTCGGTTTGCACCGCCGGACTGACAGTCGGAGATGAAGGTGGCGAGGACCGCCGCGATGTTCGCGAGCGTCGGCGTCGTGACATTGAGATTCCTCGTTGGGGTGAAAGTGCCGTGGATCTGAAAGGCCTGCGCGATATCGACGAGATCGGCATCGCGAGATGCGGCGAAGATCAGGTTGAACAGCCGCTGGATTTCCGGAGGCACGCCCGGCATCGGCATCTGGCTCATCTTCCTCACGAGCGGTCTCCCATGCGGCGAATAAAGGCGACCGGCTCACCGAGGCGCGCGTAGCAGCCAAGTGTATTGCCTGCGAGCGTCACCGCGATGTAGCGGCCGGACACGCGCGGCTCGGTCGGTTCGGAGTTGGTTGGCAGGATGATGTCGATCGAGGAATCCTCGAACGTGTCCTGGTCGACACGGTCGTAGGAGTAGACCGTCTGCGACACGTTGCCGATCTGGTCCTTGAAGTCGTTGACCAGATACTCGACCATGAAGTTGTGGCGGCCACCCTTGGAGAGGCCATAGGGCGAGAGCGAGAACGAATAGGGGAGCGCCTGACCGTCGGCGTCCAAGCCCTTCTCGTGCTGATAGATCAGGCTGGTGTTGGCATCGCCCATGTACGGGCTGGTGTCGCCCTGGGTGAAGTGGCTACCGCCAGCGCGGCCCCAATAGAGGGGAGCCCAGCACTGCTCATTGATCGAGTAGATCACGCCGAATGATGGCGATGTCTGACCAGCGGCCGTGAAGAAGAACCAGATTTCGTGGTACTTCGGATTGTACTGAGCGTTGGCTTGATAGCCCATATTGATGTCGAGTTGGTCGAACACCCACTTGCGGATGTCCTCTACGTTCGGCATCGGCTGGACAGTGCCCGCAAAGGTCCAGAGATTGTCCTGCCCGATCCAGTAGGCAACGCCGCTGATGGTGATGCAGCCATTTGGCGAGATCAGGCCGCAATCCTTACCCACCATGCTCGACGAATACACGAACGTCGAGCCGGTATACTGGAACAGGTAGAGCGCTGCATCGGTCCACACCACGCACTGAAAGTCGCCCAACACGCGGCCGGCGACCAGCTTGGTGCCTTCGGTCAAGGTCCGAATGTTGGCCGTGTTGCCGGTTGCCGGAGTCCAGATCGACAACGTGCCCTGTGAGGCCCACGCCACTTGCATGCCGTCGAGCAGTCCGAACACGAAACGCTCGTTAGTGACGAACATCGCACGGACGTTGGTCGGTGCCGACGGATCAACCTGGGTGGCGCGCGGCCATGGCTGGTTCACCGTGGGGTCGAACTGATAGATCGAGCCTCCATTGTAAGCGGAGAGCAACAGCACGCCGAAGTGATCGAGCGACCAGACGCGCGGTTCGATGAAGACGGATGACGATCCGTGTGCGGTGCCCCAGGTGCCGAGACCCCAACCACCAACGCCCCAACCGTACCCATAGGTGCCGAGCTCCACGCCGACAGGGACTTCATATTGGAAAGTGACCGCGCTCCCGCCGCCGGTCGCGTTGGATGTCGCATTCGCCGTAAAGAGATACGTGTAGTGATCGGCATCGATGATGGTGGCGACAGGCACCTGCGAGATGTTCGGAGTGATGCCGCCGACGGCCGTCGCTCCGGCAATGTTGATGATATCGCCGACCGAGAGCCCGTTGGCGGGATGGGACACCTGCACCACATTCGAGCCTGCGGTGACGGTCAGAGGATTCGTGCCGAGTGTGCCCGTTGAGCGGAAGGGAGTGATGTCGTTCTGGTTACCATTTTGGTCGTAGACGTATAGTTTGATGAACGTCCCGACGGCATAGAAGGCATTGAATGCCCGATCTCGCCATGCATGATGAGACCGAGGAACGCCATTGGTCGGCGTGAGGTAACCTTTGATCCAGCCGCCGATCTTCTGGGGCAACCGCTTCACGAAGCGAGCGTTGCTCGTGTCCTGCCAGCGCCCTTCGATCTCGCGCAGGCTATCGATCTTCACCACCCCGGCGGGCGGCGAGATCGGGAGTTCCTCGATCTCCGCCATCAGTAGCGGATTCCGATCAGAACGACCGCCGTCTCCGGCCGAGTTTCCGAGCCTGCTGGATTAGCGGTGCCGAGCGAGCCGGCGGTGAGAGAGCCAGTGACGTTGTGGGTGTGAGCGCCAGCAGAGTTGATGCTGATGCCGGTGACTGAAGAGTTCGTCGTCGCATTGCCCGAGCCAGTGCTGGAGCCGGCGGCCGGGAAGGGCTGGGCGCCTGTATTTCCGATCAACTGGAAAGTGTGGACGTGGCCGGGATCAGACACGCCGTGGACGTGCGCGCCCTGACTGTCTGTCGCCAGACTCCCGACGGCTGGGACGCCGGTGATCGTATGAGTATGTGGACCGGCTTGGTTCGATTGATACGTGCCGACGGACAACGATCCGGACGAGGAGCGCAGAAAGCGCGCCGTGTCCGTAAAGTTCGGCAAGGTGAAGTGAACGCTGTCAACGCTGCCCCAGGTGGTGCCGATCTTGGCGAACAGGTTGGGGAAGGACGCCCTCAGTAGTGACGCGCCGTTGCAGCCGAGCTCGCCAGCCCCTATGGCGGTCTTGCCAGACAAACGAAACGCGCCAATCTCGGCATCGTCGGCGCGCAGGAGATTTCCCGCGCCGTCACCCATGACCAGAACGCCGAGCCCTTGCGGGATCTGCACCAGATTGGGCGGCGCCGTTCCTCCAGGCGTCTTAACGAAGAGATTGAAGGCTCCGCTGGTGTTGTTCTGGAACCACCACAGTTTCGAGACGGACGGCACGATGACGGTCAGGTCGCTGGTCAACGCACCGTTGAACAGCTGGATCATGTCGATATCCTGCCGCAGGCCAGCAGGCGGCAACGTGCCCGACAGATCGAGGGTGCCGCCGGTGTTGGAGTGCGTCGCGACGCCTGCAATGGCGCGGGCGGTCGGCGTTGTGCACGAGGCGTTCTGGGTTGCGCCCCAGGTGTTGTTGTTGTTTCCGGTGGCCTGAAGGATCAAGCCAAGGATTGGGTCGTAGGTATCGGTTGCCATTTAGCGGGCACTTTCCATATTGATCGTATTCACTCGCTGGTGGTATGAGGGCCGATGCGCACCCTTCCGTGGATCATCGCTACCGTCGTCCTGGCGATCGTCGGGATCGCCTCGCTTTCCGAAACCCATCGGTTGAAAGGGCGCATCGGAAGCCTTGAGCACCGGCAGTTGCACGTGCACGCCGATGTCAGGGAGTTCATGATCCGCGCGGCGCTGGCCGATGCCGACCGTCCGATTGTGGTTCTCGGAGACAGCATCACCGAAATGTCTGACCTGCCGCGCGAGCTTTGCGGTCATCCAGTGGTCAATGCTGGCGTTGGCGGGATGAACACGCCGGAGGCCGTCAAGGCGTTCACCCGGCTGTTCTCGGTTCGCAAGGTGACCGCGATCGTCATCACGCTTGGCGCCAATGACGTTGGCACCTCCACCAGCGAGAAGGACTTCGCCGATCTGCTCAAGCGCGCGAAGGGATTGACGCCGCGCGTAGTCTGGATTTCGGACACCGATGATGTGGAGGTCGGCCGCAACATCACCAAGGCGACGGCCGCTGTCGGAGCGCCGTACATCGCACCGGCGATACCCGCCGGCTCGAAGATGACCGACGGCATTCATTTCCGCAGGGCGGGCTACGACATCTGGATGCCCGCGCTCGAATCCGCCATCACGGATGCAATTGAGGGCTGTACGTTTCACCAGCCGCCCTCGTAACTGCCGTTGGTACCCGGCGTGTCGGTCGTGAGATCAGCGCCGCGATACATCAGATCGCTCTCGACGTTCGTGGCATCGATCAGCGTGGCGAGCTTCTGCATCGCCTTCTGTTCCTCATTGTCGTCCTTCATGAAGGAAGCCGCTGCCGCGTTGGTGGCTTCGCGGATCAGCCGCGGATAGCGGTTGGTGAGGAAGTTGGTCGGGTTCGTCGCCGAGAGCAGTGGCGGAGCACGAAAGTAGAGCAGGCGACCAACGATCGCGGTGTTGAAGGCGCAATCGAATTGGATCGCCTCGTCGTAGATTGCCCAGCATGATGGGCTCGACGAGATGAGGAGATTGGCGCTCCATGTCAGACCGGAGCCGCCGCCGTTCTGTCCACCGACCAAAGCCTGATCGCCAGCAGGCGACGTGACGTAGATGTTGTTCTGGTCGACGACGGTGGTGACGGGAAAGGTCCCCGCCATGTTGATTCCGTCGACCACGGGAGCGGTGAGAGGGAACGTGACGTCAGACCCCTGCGTCAGCCCATGAGCGGGAATGTTCACCGCGACCAGCGATGAATTGACCGCACCGGTCGTGAAGGGGTTGTTGCCAAGGTTGCCGCCCGAGACAGCCTGAAAGTCGCGACGATCCTTGATCGTGCTCTCATCCTTGTGGATGTAACGCTGCGCGAGATTGTCGGTGATCCGGCTGATCGGATCGAGAAAGCGGGCCGGCAGGGTGATCCTCGAAGCGCCAACCGTCATGCCGAACACGAATTCGGTTCGCATCTCGCGCACGCGGAGTGACTGGAACAGGATCGACTGCGCCTCGTCGAGCACTGTGGAGACATCGAGCTTGCCGTAGCCAACCCAATTCGCGATTGCGCCGGCCGTCCCTTTCGGGGCGACCAGCGAGGTGTAGGACATCGGCATGGCGATGGATCAGCCGCGAAGGGCCTGCTTGAGGTCGTCGGCGAGCTCGTCCTCGGAAATGACCTTCGCGTCGAACACCAGGAACTCAAGCATGTCCCGCTGCTTGGTGATGTTCTGGTGATAGCGGTCGCGCACCGCCTTGGTGATGGCGAACCACTGATACTTGGCGTCGCCGCGGAGCCACGATTCGAGGTTCACGTCAGCGGCAGCATCGTCGCCGCCACCCTGCTTGCCACCACCGATATCGTTGTCGTCGCCGTCGTCGTCGCCGTCTTGCTCGGCGGCTGGACGCGCGGCCTTGGTCTGGCGCTTCAGCCGCTTGTCGACGAGCGCACGCGTCTTGTCGTCTTCGATCAGATGATCGAGGTGCAGGCCTTGGGCGTCGAAGTAGATGCCATCCTGATGGAAGGCGGACAGCTTGTGCGGATCATCGGGACCACGCTCACCGTGGATGGTGCTGTGCGGGCGCGACTTGTCAATACGAAGGCGGGGATTGGAAGACATATTTGATTTCTCTGGTTGCTGAAACGAAAACGGCCCCCTTGCGGGGGCCGTTCGTCGGTCAGTGGGTTACGGCGATCAGTCGCCGTTCTCGTAGCGCACCTTGCCGGCAGCGCCGGGACCGTCCTGCACAACAGTCGCACCCTTGAGGGAGTGCGAAATGTTGTTCGGGCTGCCACGCATCGGGCCGCCCGTGGTGTTGGGCAGATCGAGGCCGTGCACGTTGTCCTGGGGATACGCGCACTTGATGGTCTGGTTCGGGCCAGCGGCGCCGCCGCCGCCCGCCTTGCTGTCACGGATGCCGGCGGACTTGCCGGTACCCATGTTGGTCTCGGTGAAAACCGAGTTCGTCTTGCTGCCAGAAGCCACTGGTCAGGTCTCCTCAGACATGCGGGGACCCCAATATTCGGGACGCCCGTCGATGGATGGACGCTGGCCGGAGGACCGGTCAGCGCGCGAAAGCACCGAGTAGCCGTCGAGCCCGGCATCGCCCGTGTCCACCGACATCTTGTTCGGCGGAAGCGGATTGCAGGGTCGAAGCTCCACGGGTTGGTTGCGGCGCGCTTCTCCGAATGGGGAGTAGATGCCGCCGAAGGGATAGACGCCCATAAAGGCCTCCCTGTTTCGGTTGCACTGGATGGCCGGGGCAAGCCCGGCCATCCGGCGATCTTGTGACCGGCTGGATCAGATCCAGTCGATGTCGACGTAGCCGTCGATCACGCCCGCCGGCGTGCCCACACCAGCGAAGCCGCTGATGAAGAACGACGTGTCGGCCGGCAGGTAGGCGAAGCCGTTCGCGTCGGCCGCAACAGCTGGCGCATTCGAACCATTGTTGCCTTCGAGGGCAATGTGGTTGGCGAAGTCGTTCAGCTGCATCGCACGACTGCCGGTGCGGCCCTGTGCGTTCTGGCACAGGGAGCGCGCCCGGTAGTCGCCGAGGCCGTAGCCAGCGATCGCAGAGGTACCGAGCAGCCAGCGCGCGAACGACGAGTCGTTCGCGGCCGAGCCGACGCGGATCTCAGGAACGCTGGTGGTGCCGACCAAGGCGGTGGTGACGTTGACGACAATGTCACGCACGATGCCCTTTTTGCCCGGCGGACCTTTGAAGTCGCGCGAGGCGTTGGCGGCGAGGGAAAGACCGAGCAGCGAATAGCGCTCGGTCTTGGGTGCATCATAGATACCCATTGGCTCTGTTCTCCTTTCTCTCGGCTTAGGTCGCCGAGTCCCAGAACACGATCCGCGCGTTCAGCGCATCCGTGTGCACGAGACCAAAGCCGCCAAGGTAGTACCACGCGATGCCGCGCGAACGACCGTAGTCGCCCGGCAGCTTGGCCCGGATTTCCTCCGGAACGCAGATCGCCTCGGTCACGGTGTCGCCACCCATGAACGCCGCCCAGGACGACTGAGCGTTGGCCCACGGTGCAGCGGTGCCGCTCCACGGATCATAGGTCGTCGAGTTCGCCGCGCCGCCCTTCGGGATGAAGGTCTGCTCGATGAACCGGAACGACTCGTAGCGGCCGATCTCACCGTTGAAGATGTGCGCCAGACCGGTCTCGGTGTACTGGTGCAGCGTCTCCAGGGTGTTCTTGAAGCCACGATACGTGGACGGGTGGCTGATCGACACGTAGTCGTCCATGATGTAGGGCGGGATGTTCCGCTCCTTCATCATGTCGCCGATCGCCTTGACGTGGCCGGTGCCCAACGCGAGGTTATTGGTCACCGAGGCAACGCCGTTGGTGTCCAGGTTGATCGCCGTGGGCGAGTTGCCGCCGGCCGGCTCGACGCGAAGGACGGTGTTCTTGAACTGCAAGAACGCCTCGATGTCGAAATATTTCCGAGCATCGTCCTTCAACGTCTTGTCGATGATCGACACGACGTCGTGCTTCGACAGGTCCGTCAGCTTGCCGGTGTAGGGCACGCTGTTGCCGGCTTCGTACACCGTCAGCTGGTGCTGCTGGACGGTGAAGCCGCTCTCCGGCATCGACTGATTCTCCGCCAGTCGCCGGCCCTGCTGGCCGATGGTGGAGTAGACGTTCCAGTTGTACTTGTCGCCGCGATTGAGGCCCTTATTCGAGCCGTCCTGCGCGTCGCACAACTGGCGAAATTTGGTCAGGGGCTGAACCTGAATGCGGAGCGTATTCGACAACTCGTCGGAATACATGTAGCCGCCCTCAGTCGCCACCGACCAGGTTTGCCCGGTCATGGTTGGACTCCAGTTTGGATTTTCAATTGTGATGGAAGGTCAGGCGACGATCTGGCCGCGACCCTTCCGCATGCTCGCGATGACTGCGGAGCGATCCCGCGGAGCGGGCTGCTCCTGCGCCCGCACGGGCGGAGGTGCCATGGTTCGCGTCGGCTGATTTGGCAGTCGCTCGCGCCGCGCGTCCCGGTTCACATTCACCTCGACACGAGGTGGTGCGCCCGGCTTGCGCTGCTCTTGCTGCTGCCTGGGCGAGCCGCCTCTCCACGAGGACAGGCTTACCTTCGCCGCGTCGAGCAACTGCTCCTGCGACGACACGGCGGAGCCGTGGATGCGCTGGAACTGATGCCACCGGGCGAGGGTGTCGTTGTCCTTCGGAAGTTTCGACTCGTCGATCCCGGCCTCGATGAGCTCGCGTCGCTGGATGTCATGGATCTCGTCCCGCATGAAGCGGGCCGAACGTTCATCCTGCGCGAGGTCGGGGTTGGCATCGATGAAAGCCTTCATGGCCTTGGTGGACTTGGCGTTGTCCTGCCCAATGAGCCGCTGAATCTGGCGCTGGTCGGCGGCCTGATCGGCCTCCTTCGCGATCGCCTTGCGAAGTTTGCTCGCTGCTTCCTTCGAGTCCGCTCCATATCGGACTTCCTCGATCGCGCCTTCGAGCGGGTCCTCGGGGTGTTGAGGATCGATGTCGGCGTCGGGGTCCAATAGGTCGTCTTGCGTTGTTGCACGGCTCTCGGGGCGGTGAGAACCGTCAGGGGCACGCTCCCTGTTTTGCTGGCGGATGGTCTTGGCCTGCTCAAGCAGATCGCGACTCTCCGCGAGATAGGTGTCAGCTGCTTCGACCTTGGAGGCGCGCTCCAGGAGCTCCGCCTCGGTCAGGTGCACGTCCTTGCCGCGCACCTTGATGGTGAAGCGCTTGTCGGTCGGTTGGGGCTGCGGCTCCGCGCGGGGCGCCGGCTCCGGTTCGGGCTCGGACTCCTCCTCGCGGCCGAACTTGCCGTAGAGCATCTCCGGGTCGTTCGGGTCGCCGTTGTATGGAACGCGGCCGTCGTCGTCACGGCGGAAACGCTTCGCGATGTTCGCTCGCATCTCATCCGAGGGCGACATGTGGATCGGCTGCTGGCGCTCGCGGCCGCTGCGTTGCGGCTGGCCGTCGTCCTCGATGGCGCCGATCTCAGGCTCGAGCGGGATCGAGGTGTCGTCCAGCGGCGTCTGGCGGGGATCCGCAACGCGCTCGCCAGTGTCGGTGACGGGCGTGCGGGTGAAACCTTCCTGCTCCTGGGCCGCTTTCGAGGCAGCGATATGTTCTGCGGTGGTCATACTTACTCGTGCTCCATGTAGCCGCCCGCGGCTTCCACGATGTCAGCATTGTCAGGATCGAGCACAGCGCGGGCGAACTCTTCGCGCTCGATCTCCATGAGGCGGTGATCCGCCTCCTTCCCTTCGGCGATGATCTCGCGGCACCACGCCACGAGGTCGTCGTATCGACGGATCTCGTGCTGAAGCTGGCGCACCGTGGCCCCATCTGTGGGGTCGCACTGGTAGACCAGCGCATCGAACGCCTTGAGCGCGTCCTCACGGGCTTTCTTCAGCAGAAACAAAACGGGACGCCGCGAGGCGTCCCGATCGAATTGCACTTCCAGCGATGCCGAGGCTTCAACGAGCTTCTGCATCGCCATCATCTGGCTTGATGTTGGCACTTTGCTCTCAGTCTAAGAGCTCAAGCATTGCCTCGATGTCGGCAATGTCTTGCTCATCTTCGTCGTGGCGAAGTAACAGCCGTTCGATGTCGCTCCGGTCGCGAGCGTCGAGCATCTGTTGGCGGATGGTGTCGTAGATCGAGACCGCGGTTGGCGGCGCATCGATCGTTGGCGGCGCTTCAGCTACGGCCGGCGCTGGCGGCGGATCGCGATAGGGCGGTAGTCGATCCGGCTGCGGCTCGGCCTTCGGGTGCGGCGGTCGCTTCTTGACCGGCTCCAGACCCATGTTCTTGCGGCGCGCCCTGGGTGCTTCAGCCTCCGGAGGCTTTCGGCTTCCACCGCCGCCGGAGATGACGATCTTGATATCACCGGCTTGGCCGCCGCCAGCCACGCCGATGGGATTGCCGCCCGGGTTGCCCGTGATGCTCCCGGCAACGCCGGCCGCACCGACGCCCGGCACCACGACGCTGACAAACGGGATTTCCGATCCGGCGACACCGCCGCCGGCAACACCTGGAACGGTGACCTTGATCCAGCTATTGGCGGCCAGCGAACCAGCGAGGCCGGTGCCGAACGTGCCGGTGACGCCGATGGTGACGACATTGCCGAGCGATCCCGCGGCGCCAGTACCGGCTGCACCAGGAATGACAAGCGTGACACTCGGCGTGAACAATCCGGCCTGACCGCCACCCGCGACGCCTGTGAGCCCGGTCGATAGTCGCTGCGGGATGTTCCCGGCAACACCACCACCGGCGGCGCCGGTTACATTGAGGCGGACCGAAACTCCGGAATCTGGCGGATGGCCGACCGCCCAATGACCGAGCGCGTCGAAGCCGAGGAGAGACACGCTTTAGCCCTTAGAGGATTGTGCCCATGAACCACGTCCAAGTGGGATTACCCTTGAACGTAGCCGTTCCGGACGTCGTGCTCACCTGAGAGAAAAGCTCGTAATAGTCGGTGCCGTTGGCGCTATCCGTCATGCTGATCGATCCAACGCCATCGTTGGCCAAACCCGTGTCTACGAAACCGCCCCTGAACGCGACCCCATTCTTGTAGATCACGGCAACGATGGGCTGTCCCGCTGGCCACGTTCCCGTCACCCAGACCGACGCATCAATGAGAACTATGCCTGCTGGCGGCGTCCACCTGCTATTGGTAACGGCATCAAACGTGTTGTCGACGTCGTAGAGCTTGGTGCCGAACGTGACCTTGGTGTAGGTTCCTGATGCAACACCAGTTTGATCGGTGCCGTTCTTATGAGCGGAAAATGCCCCTGCCGAGATGTTGGCTCGCGCCTGCGCCTTTTGCTTTGCTGTGAAGCTGTTCGCCTCCTCGATCGAGATCAAGTCTTCCTTGACAGCGACGATGGAGACAATCGGCGGATTGGTGAAGTTGACCTTCGCCGTGGTGCCGAGCGAATTGTAGAGCACTGTGACGCGGGTGATACCTGATCCAGTAGAGAGACCAACGCCCAACTCCCATTGGGTCAGATCGGCGCTGATGGCAAAGTATCGATACGCCGTGCCGGTCACCGCGCCGGCCGCGGTCATTGTCTGATAGCCCTGCACCACGCTCGAAAACGTGAAATCGGTCGTTCCGCCAGCGGTCGGATTGAACTTAACGTTGTCGAGCCACGCGGCCATCAGGTGATCCGCAGGATAGCGGTCGAGGTGTTGGCAACCGGCATGACCGCGGTGAAGGTGCCGCTGCTGACGGTCTGAGTGCCGCCGAAGTCATGGACCGAGCAGCCCGGATTGACGTTCGGACCGTTCTGCGTCGTGTTGTAGATCATGCATCCGGCCGTCGAGAACGTCGCACTCGTCCACGACGGGTCGGGCGAGAAATTGGTGTAGGCGCCCGGCGAGGAAGCGGCTGGGTCCACGTTGGTGAGTGTGGTGCCGCCGGCCGTGTATCCGGTCCCGGTCACTTCGTCGGCGTTGCCGGTGATGTCGGAGTAGCCGTTCGAGGCGGCGCTATAGGTGCCGGCCATGCCGACCTTGATGAGCGCCATCTTGAAGGTGTCGCCGGTCACGGTGAAGGCGGTGATCGCCGCCGTCGGCGCAATGTTCAGCTGGATCGCTCCGGCGCCGGTGATGCGCGCAACCACCGTATTGGCCGCGATGTTCGTGCCGGAGACGGCCTCGCCTTGGTAGATCGGCGTGGCGGTCGCTGGCGTCGGGGTGATGCCAGAGACCGCGGTCGTCGTGGTGCTGGTGCACGTGAAGGATCGCGTCTGCGCGTGGCAGTGGGCGCCGTTGAGGAGATCGCGCTTATAGGACGCGAGCATGGCCGTGGTGATGCCAGCCATCGGTTAGGCTCCCTTCGCGGCGAGACCATCGGAATGGCAGCACCGCTCGATGTGGATGATGTTGGCGGCATCCCGCGCCGTGATCTGCCGGATGGTCTCGGCAACGTGATCCTGGGCGAAGTGCGCCGCGAACGGCGTGGTGGCAAGCAGCGCGAGCACCTGATCTGCGGCGCCGAGATCCTGCGAGACGTCGATCGGCTTGGCCTTCTGACAGGTCTTGGCCTTCGCCAGCGACTTGCGGTGCGCGTCCTGTAGAGCGCCGTGGCTGGCGTTGAAGATGTCGAACAGCTGGCCGCGCAGCTGACGCTTGACGGCGCGCGCCGCGGCGGCCTCCGGAGAAACGGAATCCTCTGAAACCTCGATCAGTCCGAGGACCGCTTCGGTCGAGACGTCTGCCCATTTGTCGGCCGGGTGCGGGCCGCCGTTGGTGGCAAGGATGGAGACCATTACGCGAGTTCCTCGACGTCGGTGTGCGTGATGCGACCAGACTGGTCGCGGTGATGGGTGAGGCGGCGCTTGCGCGGCTTCGGCGGCTCGGCCGGAGCGGGCGCCGCCTCTGGTGCTGGCGCGGTGTCCGCCGGGTTCGCCTCCGGTGGGGAAGGAGCGCCGCCCTGATCTCCGCCCGGTTCTCCACCGGTCGGTTGCAGCGGGGTGCCGTCGGCCCCCAGGCCCATGGCGGCCATCTGCCGCTCCCGCAAGCTCATGCCGTGCGTGTGGCCCATCTCGTGGGCGCGGCCGACCTGATCGACATGCGCAAGGTGGCGCTGGAACTGCGAGTCCACCCAGGCGTCTTCAAGCTCCTTCTGGCCGAGGCCAACCTTGGCAGCGTTGGCGAGCGCAGTGATAACCACGGCCTTCGCGGAGGCTTTGTCCTTTGCAGTCTTGGCCGCGAGAGCGTCCAGCTGCGGCCCCTGCATCGGGTTCTGTTGCGGCTGGCCTTCCTTGATGAAGCGCTTGCCGCCATCCCGGTAACCAGCACCGCCGAACACCTCGTCAAACACCGCGTCGACGTTGACCTGCTTCTTGCCGCTGAGGAACTCGGGCGACTGCTGGCAGATCGGGGCTACGATGCTGAGGGCGCTGGCGAACTTGCCGAGGCGCTGCTGCGGATCACCGGCGCCGAGGCCGATGTTCACGCGCAAGGTCACCTCGCGCTCCAGCAATTCGTTCGAGATCTCGCTGATGCCGAACTTCTGGAACAGCTTGGCTCGCTCGCCGCAGAGGCCAAGGACGATAGGGTCCGATTCGTAGTGCTGCTCCAGCTTCACGATCTGGGCAAGCACCGGCTCGCACCACGTCTCGATCCACACGCGGATGTCGAACTCCTGCACCGCGTTAGCCGCGCCTGCCGCCAGCTGGAGGCCTCCAAGCGTCTTTCCGAGCGCGTTGTTCGTCTGCACGCTGCCGTAGTTGCTCTGACCGGCGAGGTCGTCGAAGTCGACGTCGAGGAACTGCTTCATGGTGACGACGGACTGCGAGATGTCCGGCGGCTTCTCCCAGGTCACGTCGGTGGGATCTGAGACCATGATCGAGGAGCCGTGCGATCGGCGCTTGATCTGCTCGAGATCGACCTGACGGCCGCGACGGACCTTGGTAACGGGCGTGACGTTCTGCTTGATCGCATCGAGCGTCAGGTTCCGCATGTCGTTGATCTCTTGCTGGACAGGCTGCCAGCTCTCGACGGGCGACATGGGGAAGATGCGGAAGGGCTCCAGCGAGCCATAGCCCATCACCAGGGGCCGCTCGCCGAACTGCTCGGGGTAGACCTCGCGAACGGGCGCGGGGTCGGTCAGCAGCTGCCGGTCACCGACAGACAGGAAGGTCCAATCCTCACCGGCGACGCGGATGAAGCACTCGTAGACCCAGATGATGTCGAAGTTCTTGTTGTTCTGTTCGACGTCGTTGAGGCGGTCGATGCCGTTCTCACGGGCCCGGCGGATCGCCTCCATGTCGAAACGGCTCTGGCCGCCACCGGCGCCGCGGAGCACCGATTCCGAGAGGGCTTTCCATGGGCGGCGAGGATCACGCTGCTTGCGCCGGATCTCGTCAATCCGCATCGGGAACTTCAGGAACACATATGCTGCGTCCTGGGCCGGGTTGGTCCAGTTGGCCGCCGGGTCAATGACGTAGTTTTCCGGCGGGAATAGCTCGCAGTCAGGCCGGTCGATATCCGGCTCCCACACGTCGCGCTCACGCTGTTCGCCGGTCTCTTCGTCGGTGAACTTCTCGCTCTTGGTGCGCCGCAGCTCCAGCTTCCACGACTGCTTCGAGATGCAGAAGCCGGTAATCATCGCCGTCTGGCGGGCGCCCATGGCGACGTGAAACCACGGGATCGACGCCTTGTTGCTGGCGCGGTCGGTGCGGTAGTTCACGAGCTCTTGCAGCACGGCCGCCGAACCCTGCTGCTGCTGATCGCTTTCGTTGCCGGGCATGACCGTGACAGAATCGATCGAGCCGAACAGGGAGGCCGCGACAGCCGCCATGTCCTTGCGCACCGCCTTGCGGGTCGACGGCACGAACAGTCTGGAGCGGTTCGAGAAGTCCTCGTGATTGTACTTCGAGCCGGCGAAGTGCTTGTTGTTGAACGCTCGGTAGCCCTGCGTCCACGATCGCCGGTTGATCTGGTTCATGTACGTGGTGGCCTGCGTCTCGGCCTCCCGCACCATCGCCAGAAACTCGATATCCGACGGCTGCTCGTTGAAGTCGTCGTCGTAGCCTTCGGTGTCGGTCGAGGGCTGCGCCGTGCCGTCGGTCAGCTGCGCCTCGGCCTGGCTGTAGAGGTCGCCATCGGCCGCGCTCGCCGCGCGCGTGCGCGAATCCGTGACGGTATCTTCGCCGACAGGATCGGTGCGCAGCATCAGACAGTCCGCCTGCGGCCGACATCGGCGAAGTCGAACCGATGCTTGTTGTCGCGCGCCTCAAGGAAGCTCATGACCTCGAAGCCGGTGCGCGGCAGGTTCATGCGCTCAAGAAGCTCGCCGCCGCCGTCGATGATGAGTTTCGGCGACAAGTCGTCCCACTGGCCGAGCTTGGCGAGCCAATGCAGGGTGTCGCCCATCAGGGCGGGGATGTTGAAATAGACCACGCCCTGCTGCGCGTTCGAGACCGCCTTCCACGGATAGCCGGGGTAGTGGTGGGTCAGGATCTCGTCGATGCGCTTGGCGACGAACAGATCGAACTCGCGGTGCGGGTCGAGCGAGCCGTCGAGCGGCGGTGTATAGAGCAACCGCTTTTCCATTTGGCGATCGGAGACACGCTCCTGGCGCTCGGCCCGCACCAACTGCGGGACGTCGATAACGTTGTGAGGCATGTTGGGCTATTCGCCGTCGTAAGGGCCGGTGGTGGCGTTGTCGCCACGAAAGGTTCGGCCGTTGGAGAAAATGTAGTAGAGCTCGCGGCGCTTGGCGCGCTCGAAGTCCGGATCGGCGCGGATGACAATCGTGCGGAACGGGATGTTCACCGTGGTCACCTTCGTCGGCGGGTTGTACGGCGCCGTCATCCGACCACTCCACTGGACTCCGGGCGCCCGGATTGACCGTCAAAGATGTTCGCCGAGTCGCGCAGCGGCGCTGCCGGTTCACTGGTGACGGCCGCACAGCCTGGGCAGCGAATATCGATCTGGTCAAAACCTTCGATCGCTTGCTCGGTACCGTCGGAGATACCGAACAGAAACTCGCATCCGCACGAGCACCGCATCGGCACGCAACGGTTATGGCCGCGTCCGCGGAGACTCTGCGGGATCGCGGTCAAGATGGTTTTCTCTGACATGGTTTCCTTAGCTGTCAGGGTGAGCAGTCGGCTCGGTCGAGGTCGCTTCGAGCGGGACCGGAGCCTTGGGTTCGAGGTCGTAGACGCGAGAGGCCGCGTCCAAGATGTCGTCGTGCGCTGCGAAGGGGTGCAGCCGCATCTCTTCGAGGAACATGCGCGTCAGGTCGTAGACGTCGCCGTTCTCATCGAGCCGCCTGAGTGACGTCACGATGCGGAACTTTTGCAGCGTTACCTCCAGGTAACGCTGCTGGCGGGTGAGGGCGCGCATCGGCCGGTAGATGATCGTGTCGACCGGCGGGTTCTTCTCCATCCCCGCTGCTTCGCCGCGCTTGTGATCTTCCTCAGTCCAGATCGACCACAGCGCCGAATTGTATTCACGGCTGACGTGATCCGGATGGTGCACCACGGCAGGCACATAGAAGGCGCCGCGGTTCATATCCGGCTCAAGGCGGGAGATGCGATCAGGCTTGGCGTTCTTGCCGCTGCCATCCTTGGAGGAGTTCATCTCCTCGATCGCGAAATAGAAGCCGTCGCGCTGCATCGTTTCCTCGATTGTTTCGAGGTCCGATTGCATGCCGTACTGTTCGTAGCCGACGCGCACCGTCTGCACGCCCGGGTGCTCGCGCCACTTCTTCTCCAGCTGCTTCAGCTTCGCCAAGCGCTCGGAGAGGCGCATGCGGTGCGCGTAGCCGTCGAGCAGATACTTGTTCCCGGCAACATCGATGCCGACCACGATGATCGCGGTGCGGTCGCTGCGGACGCCTCGGCCCTTCGAGGGGTCGACCATGATGTACACATTCATGACCGACGGGATGATCTCGTACTGGCGGATCGCCGAGATGGTGAACGTGTTCGGCGAGCCGGCGAGCCGGTTGAGCAGCATCTGCCGCGCGACCGTCGCCTTCTGCGTCTTCTTGATC